GGTCCTACATATTGCATAATGTACGCTGCCGTATCGGTTAAAATTAAAATATAGTCTTTACCCTGCACCGCTCCTACAATTTTGTTGCCTTGATCAAGATACATTGTTCCAGCCGTATTAGTAGAAGTAGGAACATAATCTGTTTCATCTTCTTGATCCGAAAAACGAAGATACATTCTGTCTTGAGTTGTATCACTTCCAATAGTTGTTTCAGTTCCCAATTGAATTAAATGTCGATCTCGATCAGATACAATAGACATGACAGATTTAGTAGGGTTTCCTGAAGCAATAACTGCTCGTCTGGTTAAAGGACTACCAAGACTTGGATCCCAAATAAAAGTTTTACCATTATGAATGGTAGCAATTAGTTTTTCTCCAAAATTATCCAAAGACCAAGATCCCGGATCTAAAATAAGTTGTGAGGAAGTTCTCGCTGTACCCCAGGTAGATGCACCGTAAGTTGATGTGCCCCATCCGTATTGAAAAGTTTGATTGATTGGGCCGATGATTTCATAGGGTTCAACATCTGTTCCAACTCCCGTCGAAGCTCCTCCACCTGTCTCGGTGGACGTCATTACCACATTAAAACTATTGGCGCTTGCTGCTTGGATCTCAAAAGTATCAGTTGTAAATTCGGCAGTCGTAAAACTACAGCCTGCCGGGATAGTAACATTATCGAATATTAGTAAAGCTCCCTTTTCTAATCCGTGTGAAGCTTTATTAATAGTTACAGTGCTTGATCCCGTAGTTGACGTTATTGTGCATGTAGCTACAGTAGAGGCTAATGGAGTCACATCATAAAAAGCATCTCCTGTATAGACAGCGAGCATCTTATTAGTTCCGATAGCTGCATATTTAGTAGCATCTATAGATGTCCATGTGGTTAGTGCTCGGCCAGCTCCTACTAAAGTATTACTGGTTTTTTGATTCCAACCTCCGATTTTTTCAGGAGATTGATAACGAAAACGTACATTATCTCCATCAACCCATTCTCCTTCTGCCTGAGAGGCTGTGGCTTGTTTATTAAAACCTGGTTTTAACACTACTTTTTGTAAAGACATATTGAATATATTATATTGGCTTATTATAGCATTCGTCAAAGAGGGTGCAAAGACGTCCATTATAGTATATTAAATTTAAATGGATAAACCTTTAGGTACGTATTATTATTGGGGCCCATATTTATTTCACAGTAAAATTACGTCAGACGAATCCCAAATGCTTCTCGAAGAAGGGAAGAAATGCCGAAAAAAATCTCATGATCATAGAACTCACCTCGCTGGTCATTTATCAGAAGAATATAGGTTAACAAATACAGAAGGAGTTTTTGCATGGCTAAAAAAATATTTGAAGGCTTACGCCGACGGCTATGATTATTGGCGTGCAGGAAGACACAATCTGCCTCGCATTAACACAAGTGCCTTTAGTGGCATCTGGATTAATTATATGAAAAGTAATGACTTTCAACCCCCTCATGATCACGACGGCGATCTCTCTTTTGTTATTTACGCAGAGGTGCCCCAAGAAATTAGTAAAGAAAACAAAACCTATAAAGGAAAAGGGGTAGGTCCGGGAGGAATTGCATGGACCTATGGAGAAGGGAACACACAGTATATTAGTCAAGTAAACGCGATGCCACAAACAGGGGATCTATTTATTTTTCCAGCATCTTTAAAGCACTGGGTTTTTCCTTTTAGATCAGAGGTTGAACGAATTTCCGTATCAGGAAATATTTTATTTGTTCTTGTAAACAAGAAATTTTAAAAATGGAAAGAAAACAAGAAGATAATTTATATATTAAAGAACTATTAACAAAAGAATATATTTATCATTTTTATACTACTTCTAAATATTCTCTGAGTTTTGATGGTGACTATGTGGACGGCGGTGCTTTTGGTAATGATATACATAAATCAATCGATTTTAATTTATTAGTAATGGAAAATAATATTGATACTATAATTGAAACTGGAACTAATACTGGTGATACGACAGAATTTTTAGCTAAACTTCACCCTAAAAAAAGAATCATAACTGTTGAGTTAAATAAAGACTTTTTTAATTTTGCAAAAGAAAGATTAAAGAATTTTTCTAACGTTGAAGTGTACAATCTTTCCAGTGATTATTTAATTGATCATATTGAATATGATAGAAACACAATTTTTTATTTAGATGCTCATTGGAATGACAATTGGCCTCTTCAAGATGAAATACGTTTAATAAAACACGGCATTATAATGGTAGATAATTTTTTTATTAATTGCCAAGGCTTTGGCTATGATAAGTATAAAGAAGTAAAACTAGATAAAAATTTAATTAAAAGTTCTCAAATAACAGATGATATATACTGTAATAATCCTTTAGCTAATTATGGAATTGTAAACCATCAAAGAGGATGGAGGACAGGAAGATGTTTTACAACAAAGAAATTTAAAACAGATACCTTAAAAAAATATAATATATATAAACAAATATAAAGTATAAAATATGCAAATTAATTCTATTATTATAGTAGGGGGAGGAACATCAGGTTGGTTTGTGGCGTCAGCATTAAATAAACATTGTCCGAAAGTTAAGGTGAGTTTGATAGAATCTCCTGCAGTACGTACCATAGGGGTAGGAGAATCTACCTTGTTGCACATCAATAGATTTTTTCGAAGTTTAGGGATGAAAGATAAAGACTGGATGCCACATTGTGATGCGACTTATAAAGGATCAATTAAGTTTACTGACTTTTATAAAAAAGGAGAAGTGTTTCACTATCCATTTGGACCTTTAGATTTTACGGTTTCAAAACATGGAACAGATGATTGGTTTTTAAAGAAATGGGTGTATCCCGATACACCCCAATCAGATTTTGCTGATACTTATTGGCCAGCGATGCCATTAGTGCATAAAAATAAAGTTAATTTAAACAAAGAAAATATAATACCTAATTTTAATATAGACAGAGACTGGGCTTATCAATTTGATGCTGGGAAGGTAGGGCATTGGATGAGAAAAAATTTATGCTCCAAGACTACCTACATTAAAGACCATGTTACTAATATTAAATTAAATCAAAGAGGCTGGATTGGTGCCGTCACCACCAAAGAACATGGAGATTTAACAGCCGATCTTTATGTAGATTGTACAGGATTTAGAAGTTTACTTTTAGAAGAAGCGCTCCAGGTTCCTTATATCAGCTATAGCGATATGCTCATTAATAATGGGACTTGGGCTACCAAAATTCCCTATGTGGATCCTAATGTTGAAATGGATTTAACAACCAACGGAACCGCCATCAATAATGGCTGGGTATGGAACATCCCCTTATGGAGCCGGATTGGGAGTGGATATGTTTATAGTAAAAATTTTATAAATAAAGATGATGCACTCGTCGAATTTCAAAAGCATATTGGACACGGCGACGAATTAGATTATCATCATATAGACATTAAAAACGGTAGACATAAACAAGCGTGGTATAAAAATTGTTTAGCAGTTGGACTCTCGTATGGATTTATCGAACCTTTAGAGTCAACAGGATTAGTTTTTGCTCATGAAGCAGTTGATAAATTAGTAATAGCTCTACAGTCAAGAGACCGGCATCTAACCCAATTGGATAGAGATTGTGTAAACAGAGAAATGCAAATTCATATCGATAGTGTAAAACATTTTGTAGGCTATCATTTTTTCGGTTCAGTAAGAGACGACACAGAATATTGGCGATGGTATACACAAGAACTAGAAATGGGTGAACACTGGAACGATACTTTTGCAGCTCCTTTAGGATTAGGTGTTGTGGGAACGTATAGAAAGGATGAAACGATGGAACTCAGTCGAGCAAGATTTCATATTTTTGAGTCTGGTGGTTTTTCAGATGGTACCGCTTGCGTAACAGTAGGACATCATATAAATTTTTATACGGACTATATTCGAGATAAAATTGCTCAACGAACACCCAAATGGACCAATTCATCTCGAGACTATTTTAAAAATTACATGAAAAAAGTATTTGATTATTGGGACAAGAGGCAAAAGATAATTAATGAGTTAGCAGATAGAAGTCCAACCATGTACGAGTATTTAAAGGAGAACATATACAATGAAATATAAATCAAAATTGATCACGGATAATCAAAAATATTTTATAGATGGTTGTAACAGGGCTTACAAAAAAATTAAACCTATAATTCAATCTGCGGATACTACTGGAGCTTACGGGGTATATAATTTATTTGCAGTGACTTCTGGTGATAATATGTTTTATAAACTTTATCAAGAATTAAGAAATATAATAAAAAATTACCACGAAAAAAAGGAACCCTTATGGATGCAGGCATGGTTAAATTATCATGATCCGCATCAAGTTTTAGATTGGCATAACCACTCGTGGTTAATTCATGGTTATATATCTATAGATCCAAAAGATACTACAACAATATTTGAAGACGGTAGTGAAATAAAAAATGAAGTAGGCAACATATATATTGGCCCATGCAACAGGTCACACAAAGTCATTGTAAATAAAAATTTTAGTGGTTCTAGAATAACTATCGGTTTTGATGTCATAGACCAATATAATTATAAAAATAATGATAAAATTTCTTTTATACCGATATGAGAAAAGTAATGACAGACGCAGCGAAGAAATCTTTTAAATTAATAGACCATATAGGTATTTTTGACAATTATTTTACAGATGAAATATGTGATAAATATTTAAAATATTTTAATAAGTTAAATAAAGCCTATCCCAGAAATACTTTAACTCGAACCCAGGATGAAAACTATAGTTTCATGAGTCAGGCTTATTGGGACGATTTCAATTTAACTTATTTGGGACATGATTTTCAAACGAAATTTTGGAATGAGTGTTATCCTGTATATGAAGACAAATTTTTAATTTTAAAAGATTTAGATAAATATAATATTTACGATTTAAAGATTCAAAAAACAGAAGTAGCCCAGGGTTATCATAAATGGCACTGTGAAACGATGAACAAGGCATCGAGAGATAGAATTATGGTAGTCACCTTGTATTTAAACACAGTTGAAAAAGGTGGAGAAACAGAGTTTTTACATCAGGGATTAAGAGTAGAGGCTGTTAAAAATAGACTTGTTTTATTTCCAGCGGCCTATACTCATGTTCACAGAGGTAACCCTCCATTAGCCGGAACAAAATATATTATAACCGGTTGGATAGAATTTGGAGTGTAGTTTACATTGAAGATTATAGATAATTTTTTATTTGATGATTACTTTAAAGAGCTTCAAAATTTAGTTAGCTCTAATAATTTTGGATGGTTTTATCAGGACAAAACAACAACCTATCAGAAGGATAAAAATTTTATGTTTGTACACACTCTATACAATAATTCTATTAATAGTCCTCATTATACAAAATTTGAACCAATAAAATATTTTATAAATCAACACACAGATTTTAAGAAGCTAAAGAGAATGAAACTAAATCTATACACCAATCGAAACGAAAGAATAAAACATTTAAAGCATTATGATTATATAGAGGAGGACCACCAACCAACTAAAAATATTAAGATTTTAATACTTAATTTTTCTACTTGTAATGGCTCAACAATTGTTGAGGGAAAAGAAATAGTATCTCAAGAAAATAAAGCAATTTTATTTAAAAATGAACAGGCCCATTACGGCATTATGCAAGACGACAAAAATATTAGAATCGTTTTGAATATTGTTTTTATATGAAAGACTGGAAAAAAGAAGCAATTGATCATGGCATTTACCATACAGTTCCTGGATTTGTTGATCATATCTATTTTAAAGAGATGTCCCAGTTACTGTTGAGTGCTCAGTTCTCTTGGTATTATAATGATAATATTTCACATTCAGATGAACTCGGAACCTTAGGTGGTTATGGATATACTCATTGGTTTTACCAACCTGACCAGGGTTGGACTCAATCACCGTATTGTGCTTTTTTTAAACCTCTCTTTTTAAAAATTCAATCTTTTCTAGAAGCAAAGAAAATAATACGTGCCCGGGCGGATATGGTAACAAGAATGGGAGATAAAGAAAAAATTTTACCTTCTCATATAGATTTTAATTATGACCACGTAGCCACGCTATTAGTTATAAACGAGACAGATGGTGATACAGTTTGGTTTAAAGATGAGGCAGGTAAACAAGAGATTGCTAGAAAATCCCCAGAGCCCAATACCTTGGTTTTGTTTTCAGGGAATGTATGTCATACGGGATGTCTACCAATTAAACATAACCAAAGAATATTAATGAATTCAAATTACTTATTATGATCAGTGAAGTTAAAAATTATCTAGACCGTGACTTAATAGATCTTTTAGAACGTTATTATTTATTTGAGCATGCACACTTCTATGGTCATTCATCTAAGGACGATAATACCGGTAATTATTTTTTTGCAAGTGATGTTACGAAGGATAAATTAACCCATTACGTAGCCTATAAATTACAGAAACAGTTTGATATTAAGGGCTTTAAAAGAATTTATTTTAATCTTCAGTTTAATGGGATGAGTGGGGCTTGGCATAAAGATGATGGCCACAAAACATATATGCTTATGATTACGAAAACTTTAAAGAAGGACTCGGGGTGCTTCGAAGTAAAGGTTGGTAGCGAAATTAAAAGTTTTCCGTTTGAAAGAAATAAATTAATTATATTTGAAAGTAACCTCTTTCACAGAGGTCTAGCTCCTTTAGAGCCTGGTCAACCTAGAATGACACTAGCATTTAAAACAATTTAAACTTAAGATAGAGAAATTAAAAATGATAATTGATAAAGAAATAATATCCAAAATATCTCGAGATTATATTTTTATAACAGGGGTAGTGGATATAGATTCAGAGTATTTTAAGAAAAAAATAGACGAAGGTGTTCAGACCTCTAAGATAAATTATACCACTAATGTGCGTGGTAAACACACAGGGTGGAAGTTTTTTAATAACGATGAGCAGTTTATAGGTTTATTACTACAAGTGCTGGACCACGTAGATGGCCTAAATATAAATTTAAAAAGATTTCACCTTGTGGATTCATGGGGACTCATAGAAAAATTTGGAGAGTTCACAAACCAACATGAGCATGCTGAGTGTTATCTCTCAGGTGTTCTGTATCTTAATGACCACAGTCAAAAATTATACTTTCCGGAAATAAAACAGGAGATTCTCCCTCAACAGGGGAGATTTGTTCTCTTTTCTTCTTTTTTATCACACTATACCAAGAGAAACTTTCAGAGTATAGATAAGTATGCTATTTCATTCAATTTTGCGAGTCAAACTTTCATAGATATATAACAATGAAAACTAAAATTTACTGGGCTCAGGCATCTAACGACAATAAAAATGATTGGAATATTTTATATAAAACTCCCACTCTTTTATTTTCTGATCTTCAAAAGAAAAGATCACCCACTATAAATAAGTCCAAGAATCTTTTCCTTTGTCCTGCTGTTAGAAACCTGACTTCTAGAATAGCTGTATTAAAATGTCCTTTAACATCACACTATATGGTTGAAAATAATTCAATTAAACCGATCTCTCAAAATCATTTAAAGGTCACTGTTCAACATGAACCTAATCTTGAAAACTCTATTTTGTTTGTGCTTAGCACAAGCTATATCTTTTTTTGTGAAGAAGATGTAGAGATGACTTTGACGGCTCCTTTTTTTTCAAAAAGTCCACACTTACAATATGGCGCTATTGTTCCTGGAACATTTAATATTTCAAAATGGTTTAGATCTATAAACATAGAAGTTAATCTTTGGGAAAACGTTAATGAATTTAAAATTAAAGAAGGGGAAGCCATGGCTTATCTTACTTTTGATACGCCTCATGAGATTGAATTCGTAAGATTTGATTATACAGAAAGACTTCAAAGAGTCTCTGAAACCTGTGGCTCTGCTTCTTTGTGGGAAAAACTTGTTCCTTTATTAAAAAGATATAACAGATTTAAGGATGGACAACTTAAACAAGTTGTTTTAAAAGAAATTAAAAATAATATTATAGACTAGAAATGAACAAATCAGAAATAGCCCCGTCGGCTTGGAATTTTAAGTTAGATGAAATGGAAATGTGGGCCTATTACAATGATGTTTTTACTGCTGACGAATGTCAAAAAATTATAGATATTGGAACGCAAAAATCTCTTCACAAAGGAATAATAGGAGGGCCTAAAGCTTCGCTCGAAAAAGCGGAGGGTTTCCGGCACAGTGACATTGCGTGGCTTTCTGGAAATGATATGGAGTGGGTCTTTAGAAGACTAACAGATAAAATCCTTTATTTAAATTCTAAATTTTTTAAGTTTAATATATGGGGATTGCAAGAAGGTCTTCAATTTACACGGTACCAAGCGCCAAAAGGTTATTATAAGCGTCACGTGGATAGAAGCAAAGGTTTTTTAATTCGAAAACTATCGATAACCGTTCAATTATCAGATCCTCAATCATATAAAGGTGGAGAATTGTTAATTCATACTGGTGCTCTACCCACCACCCTACCTAAAACACGCGGCTGCTTATTTATGTTTCCTAGTTATACTCTTCATGAAGTAACAGAGATGACCGAAGGCGAAAGATACTCGTTAGTTGGTTGGATAACAGGGGAGCCTTTTAAATAAGCATATAATGTATGTTAGATTTTGATCTACATGTAAAGCCGCTTCACAAAAATACATTTATTCTTATCACTAAAATTAAGGAGCCCGAGCTTTTTGAAAGACTTCGCAGAGATATAGATGAAGGCATAAAGAAAAACCATAATAATTATAAAACTAATGTTAAAGGTAAAATGACTTCATTTAAGTATTTTACCAAAAATAAAAATTTCATAGATTTTATAGATATAATAAGACCCTACTTTAAAAAAATAACTACTTCAGATGTTGGATTAAAAGATGCTTGGGGTAACCTTCTAGAAGACAAAGATTATGTCCAGCTTCATCATCATGCGCCGAGTTTATTAAGTGGTATATTATATTTATCTGCAGGTCCCGGAACTTCTTTTCCTGAGTACAACAAAACTGTAAGCGCAGAAGTAGGTAAATTTGTTTTATTTGATTCTGTGATTCAACATAAAGTTGAACAAATAAATTTAACAAACAAAAGATATAGTATAAGTTTTAATTTTGAGATGTTGTCTGATTATAGAATGCTAAATCAATGAAGTAAGAACTATGCTGAAAGTTTTTCTACCCAAGCTTGAGTGTCTTCGTCCCAGGCAGGATTGTCTAAGTCATCAGGTCGAGCAACAGGGGGTTCCCATACATAAGTATCTGTATTTAGTGTCCAAGAGGGATATGGCTTAGGGCCATTACTAAAAGCATCATCGCCGGCATTATAAAGGGCACCTATTCCAGCGAAATGTTTTCTTAAAGGTGTTCCACCTAGTTTGTGCACTCCATTCCATGTGTTGTATGAAGTTTGTACCCAATTATCGTTGGTCTTAAAAAGAGTATTTAAAAATGTTTTCCCAAGACTTTCTTGTTCGTTTCCATCGTTATCAGTAATAACTTCGTTCACAACAACATGAACTTCTATAACGATACTATCATTTCCTATTTTTGCAAAATGAGCCATTGGCTACGAGGTGTAAGAACCACTTCCTAAAAACTTTATAACTGTATCTCCACTAACTCCTGTAGCTACTTGTGGGGATCCTGAGGTTACTCCTGAATAATCTCCGTCAGGCACTCTTAAAATAACAATTCCCGATCCTCCAAGACCTCCTTGACCACCAAAACCTTGACGCCCAGCAGATCCTCCGCCACTTCCAGTGTTTGTTGTTCCGGCTGTGCCTGGGGTTTCACCACCCGGTGCACCCGCTGGTCCACCGCCTCCGGCTCCTCCATCACTTGTAGTGCTTGGGGAATTATTTGATGAGCATGCAGCTCCGCCGCCCCCAGCTCTGGTAGTTGGGGTGCCATCAATTGAACTTTCAACACCATCACCGCCATCTGTAGGAACATTAGGTGAAACTGTAGGAGGTTGCTCATTCGCACCTCCGCCACCTCCAGCTGCAGCGTCTGATCCAGTGCCAACTCCGACACCACCAGGATAACCTTCATCTGCTGTTCCTTCTCCGGCTTGTCCTGCAGGAGTATAATTTCCCCCACCTGAACCACCGTCTTGATTACTTCCTCCGCCACCAACGGTAGCAACTCCTGGTAATCCAGGGGATGCAATTGTTGAAGCAGTACCATCAGCACCGGCTACAGCTCCACCTCCCACAGTTACTGTATAAACAGTACCTGCACCTGTAGAGATAACACTTTCAGCAGCAGCCCCGCCACCTGATTCATCAGGGGCATAAGAATTTCGATAGCCTCCTGCGCCAGCGCCTCCTCCATGGAATGTGGCTCCTCCGCCACCGCCAGCAATAACAAGATAACTCATTTCATAAGCGGCGTCGCCGCCTGATCCAAAACCTAATACTTGATAACCAAAAGCCATACTTCTTT